GGAGCTTCAGCTTCAAAAAGGTTCAGCTCGCTAGGACGTTGAATACCCCGGTCACTGAATGGAAGTATGAGTATCAGATACCCGGCGATGTCATCTCTGGCCCTAGGGCGCTGTTCGATACCTCAAGCCCCGGCGCTCGGCCTGTGACTTGGTGGGAAAAGTATGAAGACAAGATTCTGACCAGCTATGAGCGGGTCTGGATCGACTACCAGTTTGACCCCGGCGAAGACCGTCTGCCGTCTTATTTCGTGCAGCTACTGAAGTATATGCTGGCATGGCACTTTGCTGAGCCTGTGACCGATCAGTTCACCAAGGGTGAGTATTGGCGCAACGTGGCAGTCGGCACACCGCAAGAGAATGGTCGCGGTGGCTATATGCGACAGGCCATGAACATCGACGGCCAGAGCCAGCCCAACCAGATGATCGAAGACTTTAGCCTGATCGCCGTGAGGAATTAATGTCTCGGCTTATCCAGATACAGACCAACTTCAGCGTGGGTGAAACAGACCCGCTTATTCGCGGTCGTATCGACCTGAGCCAGTATTACTCTGCTTTGCAGAAGGCGACCAATGTTACGATCATCCCACAAGGTGGTGTGCGCCGTCGCCCCGGTCTCCGCTATGTGACTGAGCTGCCGGATACCATTGCAGATGATGGGGCTATCTTGGTCCCATTCGAGTTCAGCGTGAATGACTCGTATATGTTCGCCATTATCGCTGGCCGCATTTACGTCTTCAAAGGCGGCACGCTGATTACCAACATCAATGGTAGTGGTAATAACTACATCACGGCATCTGCTATTACGGCAGCAATGTTGCCTGATCTAAACTATGCCCAGTCTGCCGATACGATGATCTTTGTCCATCAGGACTTAGCGCCGCTTAAGCTGGTGCGTGGCGCAACTGACGCCAGTTGGACACTCTCTACGATTTCGTTCGATTACATCCCGAACCATGCTTTCACAATAACCCTGACTAGCCCCGGTCATTCATTAACGGCTGCGGCGAAAGAGGGGACTGTTGAACTGACGGCTGGTGGTGGCGCGTTTACTGCGGCAGATGTAGGCCAATATATCCGCATCAAAGAAGGGTATGGCTATGGCATCGCCCGAATCATCAGCTATATCTCCTCTTCTAAGGTTCTTGTTGTAACAGAAATCCCATTTGACAAGACAACCGCCTATGGCTCTGGTGAATGGGAAGTTGAAAGTGGATATGAGCATGTCTGGTCTAGCACTCGCGGCTGGCCCAAGAGCGTGACATTCCATGAAGGCCGTCTTTACTTTGGCGGCAGCAGGAGCCGTCCCGCTACAGTATGGGGTTCGGTTGTCGGTCGCTTCTTTGACTTCGACAAAGGCCAATCGCTAGACGATGAGGCCGTGGAATCAACGGTTGATACGAACCAGTTCAATGCCATCGTGAATTGCATCTCTGGCAGAGACTTGCAGTTCTTTACGACTGGCTCTGAGTTCTATGTCCCACAAGCAACTCTTGAGCCGATTACGCCAACGAACTTCTTTGTGAAGATTGCAACCAGAAACGGATGCAAGCCAGCAATCAAGCCGGTCGGCGTTGACTCTGGAACCATCTTTGTGCAGCGGCAAGGCAAGGCTCTTAATGAGTTTGTCTATACCGATGTGGAAGCGGCATACATTACAAACCGCATTTCACTGCTGTCATCTCATCTTCTGAAAACACCTGTTGATATGGCTATTCGCCGTGCGACATCGACGGATGAGAGCGACCAGCTTTACATCGTGAATGGTGATGACGGTTCTATGGTTTGCTATTCAATGTTGCGGTCCCAGCAAGTGATTGCGCCATCTGAGTTCATCACAGATGGTCAGTTTCTGGCTGTTGGCGTTGATATTGATACGATCTATGTTGTCGTTAAGCGCAACATCAATGGCTCTGACAAATACTTTGTAGAGCGGTTTGACAACAGCCTGACTGTGGACTGTGCTGTTAGTGGCGGTACAGCGGCCAGCGTTACGGCGGCTAACCTTGCTGGCGAGACGGTCAAGATCATTGCGGATGGCGTTGTGCTTGCTGATGCTACGGCATCATCTGTCGGATTGGTTACGTTCTCTCGGGCGTCAACATCATCCTATCAGGTCGGGCTGAACTACAATGTTGAAGTCAAGACAATGCCTGTGGAGCCAAGGCTTCAAAGCGGCAACTTGCGGGGGTTCAAGAAGCGGATCATTGAAGTCACGCCAGAGTTTTACGAGACGCAAGCTGCCAGCGTTAATGGTCAGGTCATTCCATTCCGGCAGTTTGATACTCAGGTGCTTGATGAGCCGGTCGCGGAATACTCAGGCATTAAAAAGATCGGTCCCCTTTTAGGCTTTGACTATGAAGGGACGATCACCGTTACTCAGTCAGTTCCACTCAAGATGACACTCTTGTTCTTAGAGTATCAGGTAAGCGCGGGTCAGTAAGATGGAAGCAATCGTCGCACCACTTTTACTTTCTGCGGGTGTTGCAGCCCCAACTGTCGGGACTGTTGTAACGGCAGGGCAAGTCCTTGGCGGCATAGCGAGCGCAGCATCAGGTCTTTTTTCGATTATGGGGGCTATTAGTTCTGTTGGTAGTGGTGCAGCAGCAATCGCAGCAGGGCAACAACAACAGGCAATGTATAACCTACAGGCAACTCAGGCACAGATGCAGGGTCGCCAAGCTCAAATCAGAGCAAGGTCTGATGAATTGAAGTATCGCCAACAGGGTGTGGCTGCATTGGATCGCACGCTATCAACGGTTGCGACCATTGCCGCTCGTGCTGGCGCTGGCTCTATTGATCCGTTCTCTGGCTCTGCCGGTGCGCTTGGGACATATGCCTTTGGCAAGGGCCTTGGTGAGTTTAACTTCGCTCAAGAAAGCGCGGCTCTTGCTAGGGAGACTGGCAACATCGGTGAGGCGGCTGGTAACATCCAAGCGGCTCTATACACCATAAGTGGCGAACAGGCTCTTGCCGCTGGCTATGTTAGGGGTGCTGCTAATATTGTTAGTGGCCTACAGCAATTTAGCCAAATCGGTGGTTCATTCGGCTCATCAGGCCCAAGCGATATATCTTCATATCCTAGAGCTGATGTTCCACTTCCACCTGTTCGTCCCGCGGGGCTTTAAGATATGGCACTTCCTCGGTATCAAAACATCGGCGTAGCGGCGGGCGGTAATGTTGACCGCTTGCCCCCTATTGATTTTCCGAATCGCGGGGAAGCGACACGCGGCCTTGATGCGCTTAGTTCTGCATTAAACCAAATGTCGCAAGCCTTCTTTGGCGAGGCTCAGATCGCCGCTACGGAAGAGGGTCGGATTTATGGAGCTGAGAAAGCGCCATCTCAAGAACAGATTAAACAGGCTGTTGAGACAGGCACGCCGATTGCTCCGATTGGTGATGCTCGAACCTATTTCGGTCGGGCGGCTCGTGAAGTCTCGTCCCGCATTGCAGCGATTGGTGTTGAAGCCCAAGCCCAGCAAGACCTTAAACTAATCAAACAGGGCATTACGACTGGAGCTATTGGCCCCGGTGCGGTGATGCCACAAGTCAATTCTCTGATCCAAGGCTACTCTACAGCCCTTGGTCAATTTGATCCTGTCATGGGTCGTAAGCTGCAAGCAGAACTTGCCAAGGATGGCAATACTCTATTCTTGGCGGCGACAGCTCGTGCAGCGGCTGCGGCTGCGGCTGCGGCTAAAAAGTCGATTACGGATGTTGCCGATGCCAAGCTTGATAACGTCAAGTTTGTCCTTGAGGCTGGCGACCGTATGGTTGTGGATTCAAGTCCGACTGGTGAGCAGACAACAGTTGTCATGCCAGTCAAGGATATGGTCCGTATCGAAAAAGAAAAGCTGCTTAATACTATCAGCGGATTAAAACCTAAGGAACAAGAACAGTATCTTGAGGCTTGGGATAAGCAGCTTGTCGAAGGCGTCAATCTTCAGGTCAACAATGCAATCCTGAATGGTGATGTCGAACAGGTGAAGAAGCAGTTAGTAACGGGTGAATACCGTGATCTTCTGCAAGCAAAGCCTGAAGCACGATATACCCTGATTAATCGTATCGAAGCATACGAAGACCGCGTTGCTAAAGAGCAGCAAGCTTTACTTCGGATCGAAGGTAAGAAGTATAAGGACCAAATTGAGACGGCGACAACGGCCCTTAAAGATGGCCGCACAGATGTCGATATGTCTTTTTACTCACGCGAAAAGACAGCAAAACTTCTCGGCGACGACTCAGATAAAGCTGACATGCAAGTTGAGAGCGCACTTCGCATCAACTCAGAAGTTACAAAGCTGGCGTTCTCTACTCCGGCAGAGCAGCAAGCTACAATCCAGCGTCTTGCATCTTCTCTTGACCCGAACAGCAAAGAGTATGTGACTCGCCGCAGTGAACTAATTGCGGTGCAAAAGATCGTTGAGACAAACCAAGCGGCGTTGTCAAAAGACCCAGCTCTTTATGTGAACAAGAGCCCGATGGTCCAGCAAGCTTACAAGGCTATGCAGGAAACACTTGCTGATCCCACTAGATCAAAAGATGATAAACGGATTGCAATCGATAATTATTCCCGCGCAACTCTTGATATGCAGGAATATCTTGGCGTTCAGGCTCCTAATAGGGCTATCTTGCCTCAATCATCTGTTGATGATCTTGCTCTGAGAATTACTGGACGTATGAACTCAGGCGAGAATGTCGCTGCTATAATTCAAGAACAAGCACTTTATTGGGGTAAGGACTATTGGCCTATTGTTGAACGCCAACTTATTGATGGAAAACTTCCAAAAGAAGTGTCAGTTATTTCAAATATGCTTAACTTTGGTCAACGAAATGGGGCGTTCCAGCTTGCAGATGCTATTCAATCGGATACAAAAAAGAAAGTGGATAGCTTTGTATCTTCAATCCCTGACGCTAATAGGGATATTAAAGATCAGATTGCATCTCAACTGACTGAGTTCCAGCGCAGCTTACAGTTTAGAGTTGGAGGTCCTGAGCAATACAATGCCTATTACACATCTGTAGAGACGCTATCAAAACATTATATGTTCCATTCTGGCGCATCTGCAAAAGATGCTGTTGATCGGGCATATAAAGATGTTATTGGCAATGCTTATCAGTTCCTATCAACGTCACGAGATTCTGTAAGAATCCCTAATATCGTTGATGGTAAACCCAATGATATTACTACAGCCGATGCGTCGCTTGGAATGGTGGCTGTCAAAATGAGCATTGATAAATTTCCACTTGCTCAACCACCAACAATAACAGGATTAAAGCCAGATGAGATTATGCGTCAATATATCTCTAGCTTAAAATCATTTGGTCGATTTGTTACAAATTCAAATGAAACAGGTGTCAATTTAATTGACAGTGATGGATATGCTGTCAGGGTCGTTGACCCAGAAACAAAAGTTTCTCGTTTGTTAAACTTAACTTGGAACGAACTGAAGTCTCTTAAAGAGGAGGGCGCTTTAGAGAGAGCCAAGGAAGTTGAACAGCGTATTAAATTGAAGGCTGGGCAAACAGGAACGGCCCCATCTTTAATACTGCCAATGAATAGGTAATCAGATGCCGATATATACACAGGCCAATGAGGCCACAAGATATATTGAGGAGATGCCACTTGGCACAGGAGAAGCTGTATCTGCAACATTTCAAGAAACTCTCCGCTTTAGTCCCACTGCTGCTTTATTTCGTGGCGGTGAGCAGCTTTATTCTGATTACGTCGAGCAATCGCCCGTCATCGACGCAGAGACAGCTCGAAAAAGAGTGGAGCAAGAAGGTCTTAAACTCACAATCCCTGACGATGGAATCAAAGAGAATGTTCTAAAAATTTTGATGGAGCGTAAATACGAAGAGAATAGGCTAAAAGGAATTATTGAAAGAGGACCGGACGGGTTCGCCGCAGGGCTGGCAACATTCGGCGCGTCTCTTGGTGCGAGCTTGCTTGACCCTATTAACGTAGCCTCTGCCTTCGTCCCTATTTACGGTCAGGCAAGATACACCTCAATGATTGCCAATGCCGCTGGTGGCCTTGGCAGAGCCGGGGTCCGCGCTAGGGTTGGTGCTGTAGAAGGTCTTGCCGGTGTCGCGCTTGTAGAACCTATTGTCTATGCGACAGCTCGCTATGAGCAAGCAGACTATGCCATGACCGATTCCCTAGAGGCTTTGGCCTTTGGGACGATCTTTGGTGGCGGCTTGCACATGGGGGTTGGTGCGCTTGCCGATGCCTTCAGACGCACAGGATCGACGCTTACCGCCAAGCCAGATGGTAATGTTGGCCGCATCTTAAACTCTCTTGAGCCAGAGACGCGCACAGATGTATTCCGTGGCGCTATGGGTCAGGTCTTGTCCGGTCGGCAGATCGACATTGAAGCCCGCCTTCAGATGGACCCGATCTTTAGGAACACAACGGCACGGGCTTTGGAAAGCACCAGCCTGACGCCAATGACGCGGTTTGAGCCGCCTCCTATTACTGGTCTTTCTACCCCAGAAGTTGCTCTAAATGCTGCAGTTAATCCAACTTTAGTAGAGCCGCCACTTCGGGTAACTACTGGCGCAATGGATAACCTAGGGGACATCCCGGTTTATCAAACGGTCCGCGAAGCAGAGCGTATTAGGGATAAAGTCCTAAAGAGCCGGGATGAGGCGCTTGAGATTAAGCAGCTCCCAGACGGCACATATACTTTGCTTCGGCCTTATGATGCACAGCCTGTCCGCAATGCGGATGGCACACCGATGTCCTTCGACACAGAGCGTGCTGCGATCAAGGCATCAAAGGCAATCACTGATTTGCAAGACAGAAATCTAACACCTGTAGCCTTTATGGAAGCAGGGCAGATGAAGTTTGCATTGGTCGAAAATGCCCCAAAAGGTATGGCGGCAGCGGCTAAGAAGAACCCTGAGCTTGTCGATCTTGGCCTTGCTATGGACCGTAGCATTAACGCTGAGTCCAAGCTGATAGACGAAGACATTGCTAGGAATAAAGTCCAGAAAGCCTATGAACGTATGCGCGAATCTTATCGTGCAGAAAACCTACGTTTGGCTGACATGGAAGCTGTCCGCTCTGTTGATGACACCTATGCTGTCGCTATGCGGCCTGAGAAGCCGGATATGCCAGTCGATGACTTGGATGCTATTGTGGAAGAGACGCGCCGTGTCAGCGATGCTCTTGGTTTGCGGGCTGAGTTTGATGCTGAGCTGGCTAAATATGATGCTCTAATACAAGATGCTGATGCGGTTGGTCGCGGCTTTGAGGCTGCGGCCTTGTGCGGATTGCGTAGGGGATAACGATGGCTTGGCAAGATTGCGTATCTGAGATCGAAGCTGCGGCTGGCCGGAAGTTTACAGACGATGAAATGATCGAGCTGCAAACCGCGCTGCAACGCCGGATCAAGCTGGCTCAGGCTGATGCCATTCTCCAGACATCAGATGAGATTGCCGCAAGTGTAGCAAAAGACTTGGCGGCTCAGGTCAAGCGTGCTGCCTTTATTGAGAAGCGCAATGCTGCTTTGGCTCTCCGCAAAGGTGCTGAGCTTTACGATTTTTTAAAAACCAATTTCCCCAATGATCTTGGAAAGGGCCTTCAGGCGGCTACTGTCGGGACAAGTATTGTGCGCGAAGGCTCACGCTTTAGTGCGGCAGCTCAACAAAAAGAACTGCTTGTCCGGTATATGGGCGGGTTTTTGACAGAGCTTGAACGTGGGAATCTATTGAAGATCGTTAAAGATGGGTCGCTAGATAGAGATATATCCCGCGCTCTATTCGCCATTGATAATCCCAATGCGCCACCATATCGAGGCCCAGATGAGGCTAAAGAGATTGCTGGCATATTGCACAAATACCAAGAAACGATCCGCAAACATTATAATGATGCGGGCGCTGATATTCGTAAGGAAGTCGGCTACATCGTTAAGCAATCCCATGATTCCGATAAGATCAGGACGGCTGGCTTTGACGAATGGAAAAAAGATATTCTTCCTAGATTAGATATGCAGCGCACATTCGCGGATGGCCGTGATCCAGATGAGGCACTCCAGCAAATCTATAATAACATTATCTCAGGCGTCCACCTGAAGGCCAAGGATGAGATCACTGGCTTCAAGGGCGGGACCATGAACCTTGGCAAACGGGCTAGTGCTGATCGTGTCCTGCACTTTAAGGATGCTGATGCTTGGTTTGATTATAACGCTCGCTTTGGCGTTGGTGGCCTGATGGATGTTGCGCTGCGGCAGATGGAGATTGCATCACAGAACATCGGCCTGATGCGTAAGTTTGGTCCAAATCCGCGCGATGTCTATAACCGCACCATCTCTCGTCTGATGCAGGACAAGATTGATCCAGCAGTTAAAGCAAAGTTTGCAGATAAATTAAAACCGGGGCGTCCGCTTTCGTTTTATATGGACGAACTAGATGGAAGCACTCGCATCCCATCCAACAGTATCGCCGCTCAAGTTGCTGGCTCTGTTCGCGCTGTCCAGAATATGTCTAAACTTGGTGGCGCTCTTATCTCATCGGCGCAGGACCTAGTGACCATTGCGGCTGAAATTAACTACCAGAATGGCGGCGGCATATTTAAGAATATGGTCGATACGCTTGGCGAACTTGTCAAAGGAAAAAGCCGCGCTGAAGTTAGAGAGATTACCGACTCTCTGCCGATCATGTTTGAAAGCCTATCTAATGGTATAGCCCAACGGTTTGACCCAGCCGATAACATCCCCGGCACTGTATCCCGATTGCAGCAACTCTTTTTCCGCGCCAATGGTTTGACTTGGTGGACGGAGAATACACGCGCTGCGGCTGCAAGAACATTTTCCTATCATGCAGCTACCCATGCCTCTAAAGCTTTCGATGAGTTGCCTAAAGACTTTTCACGAGTCATCTCGCTCTATGGCATTGATGCTGGCAAATGGGACATCATCCGCTCTGTGCCACAGAAGATGGCAGATGGCCGCAACTATCTGACTCCAGAAGGGCTTCAGGATGTGCCGAATGATGTAATCGGCAAATATCTTGAGAGCATCGACAAGAAGGCAACGGATTATAATATCCGACAGATGCGTGAAGAGATCATTTCTCAGTTCCGCACATACTTCAATGATCGCGGCAGCTTTGCAGTCCTAGAGCCGGATGCCCAGACTAAGGCCCTCTTAGGCCAAGGCACTCGACCCGGCACATTCATGGGCGAGATGATGCGTATGTTCGCCCAGTTTAAGTCTTTTCCGGTGGCCTTTGCTCAGAAGGTTATCATGCGTGAAATCTATGGCCGCGGCTCAGACACCTTGTCTTCCGCGCTTAAGAATACTAATGGCGAAATGCTTGGCATGGCGCAACTCATGGTCTGGTCGGCTGTGTTCGGCTATGGAATCGTTCAAGCTAAGGAGATGCTAAAGGGGCGCTCGCCAAGGGTGCCAGAAACTTTGGACGACTATCGCAAATTGGTTGAGGCTTCGCTGCTTCAAGGCGGCGGTCTTGGCATCTATGGCGATTTTATTTTTGGCGAGATGAAGAATCGTTATGGGCAGACGCCAATAGCCAACTTGCTTGGTCCTACAGCCGGGGCGGTCAATGATGTATTTGACCTATATGGCCGCTTTAAATCAGGCGATGATATGGGCGGGCAGGCACTTCGGCTGATCTTCAACAATACGCCATTCTACAACCTCTTTTATGCCAAGCCGGTATTCGATTACTTAATTGTTTACCGGATGCAGGAGGCTATCAACCCCGGCTATCTGAGGCGGATGGAAGAGCGGATTCAGAAAGAAAACAATACGACCTTCATGTTCCCGCCAAGCCAGCTCATCCAATGAGCGAGTTTGCCAGAAGTGACGAAAATCAGTATAAATCTCCCAGCGAGGTAAGATATGGCTGACTATAACATCACCGCAGTTACGCGCCGCAAAGTGTTCTCTGGCTCAGCGGGTGTTGGGCCATATGCCTTTACCTTCCCGATTCTTACCCAGACCGATATTGTGGTCTATAAGAACTCGACCAAGCTGACTCTGACCACAGACTATACTGTTTCGATCAACGGCACGAACGGCACAGGGTCTGTCACTCTTGTCGTAGCAGCTACGGCCTCTGACACCATCACGATCATTGGAGCGCGGGCGATCCAGCGCACCACAGACTTCGTGACGGCTGGCGATCTGGCAGCTTCCTCGCTGAACGAACAGCTCGACGGCCTGACTATTATGGTCCAACAGCTTGCCGAAGAGAACAAGCGCACCATGAAGGC